TGTAACAGTTGTCACATAAAATTACATTTCTGTATAAAACGAATAGAATCTTATTATATAGAAAACAGAGCGTTTAACTTATGGTTATAGTTTTTAGTTAAAATGTTTATTATAGGCTTTTTATTAAATGTATATGGTTATACGGGTTATGTGAACAAAAACGAACGTGGTGCATTTAACACGGTTAAAATGGTCATTAAATAATGGTTCTAATGGGAACATTTCTATAACATAAACTGTTATTGAAAGGATTAAGATGCGCCCGATTAAATACCATCCGAACAACCCCCCGACAATAGCTATTATAGGTAAAGCTCCTGGGACTAATGAAATGCGAGTTGGTCAACCTTTTATTGGTCCTGAAGGTCAATATATGAATAAGCTACTGAATAGTGCAGGGCTTAATAGATTTGAATGCTTTATTTCATATACTGTACAGGAACAACCACCACGTAATGACTATCATCTGTTACGTCAGGAACAGCTAGACTTTGGTAGAAAAGAACTTATCGAAGATTTAACACATTATCGAGATTTAGGACTTACAACTGTTATAGCGGTTGGCGTAGAAGCAATGTTACTATTGACAGAAAAAGCTAAAATTCATCAATATCGTGGTACAGCACTTCCTTGTACGCTTGTTCCAGGATTAAAAGTTTATTCAACTATTGATCCGGGAAATATTCTTCGTGGTGAGGGTAAGTACGAGCCTATCTTTATTCTAGACGTTAAGAAAGCAATAGCTGACTCAAAAACAGCAGAAATAACTTATCCATACCGTAACATTCAGATAATTTCTACAGAACAAGAAGCAGTTTTCCAGCTATCTTTAGTAACCAATATAGATACCCCAGTTGTAATAGACATAGAAACTGCTGGACCGAAAATGACTGCTTTTGGGTGGGCCATCTCGCCTCACCAAGCTTACGTTCTCGATTCAAAAATTCTAGAAAATCCTACTGTTCTGAATTACTTAGGTCGTTTCGCTTCATCCAGCACACCGAAAATTTTTCATAACGCTCTTTTTGATGTTTTCCACGGAGCATACTATTATCAGATACTTTATAAGAACATTGACTTTGATACGATGATTGCACAGCATTCAGCTTATCCCACGTTGCCTAAGTCATTAGGTTTTTGTGCTTCTATTTATACCAATGAGCCTTATTGGAAAGAAGAAGGCAAAGAAGCGATGGAAGAGTTAAAACGTGGAATCCTTTCTTGGGATAAGCTCTACATCTACAACGGCAAAGACTGCTGCTTGACGTATGAGATTTACATAGCACTTAAACAAGAATTAACTGATTGGGATGTATGGGAAGTCTTTAACGAACGTATGGCAATGCTACCCGCTTGTTTGTATGCACAGATGCGTGGTTTGTTGCTGGATAAAGAAGCTTGTGAAGCACTAGCACAAAAGAATGAGAAAGCAATAGACACTCTTGAGTATATAAAAGAACAAGTCATAGGTGATATTAATATTCGCTCGTCTAAACAGTTGTCCGAGCTTATCTATGGTCAGTGGGGTATGCCAGTACATAAGAAAGGAGGAAAAGTAACTACAGAAGAAAAGAAGTTGCGTATGATGCTTCGCTATCCTACACCTTATTCTGCTGCATTAGGGCTAATCCTTGAGTTAAAGGAACGATACAAACTACGAGACTTCTATGACGTCAAAACCGACGAAGACGGAAGAGTCCGATGCTCAATGAAAATTACTGGCACTTACACTGGGCGACTCGCTACGTCAGCCTCGATCACTGGTAGTGGGCAAAATCTTCAGAACCAGCCTAAAGAAGTTCGTATTATCTATAAGGCTGATCCCGGCAAGATTCTTTGTCAGTGTGACCTTTCGCAGTCCGAAGCCAGAATCGTAGCGGCATTGTGCGGAGATATTGACTGGTTGAAAGCTTTTGATGAACGTGATCTTCATAAAGAAGTCGCTGCTTTCTTGTATGGCATACCATTAGAAAAGGTGCAGAAGGAAACTCATCGTTTGACTGCAAAGCGAGTTGCCCACGGAACTCACTATGGAATGGGCTACATGCTGTTATCAGAAATTCTTGAATGTCCTCCAAAAGAAGCTAAACGCCTACGAGAAAAATACATTGAACTTCGTAACGGTATAAAAACATGGCATACTAAAGTAAAACAGCAGATTAGAGAAAAACGCTTTATTCGTACTCCTTTTGGAGTTGTCATTCAATTTTTTGGGCCTATTGGTAATTTGTATGACACAGATGATGATGCAGCAGTTGGAAAGATCATGCGGGAAGCTGTAGCTGCTGAACCGCAGTCAACATCCGTTTCCTACATCAATCGTGGGATTATTAAATGCTTTGAGGTAATTCCTGAGTTTGACTTTCTACTCCAAGTCCACGATTCAATCTTATTCCAGGTAGATGATGACCTAGAAACCTTGCAGCGTGTTCTTCCACAGATAAAGGAGTTAATTGAAGTACCGTTAACCGTAAATAACATTACTTTTTCTATTCCATTAAATTTTGAAATAGGTTATAATTGGGGAAACATGACTGAGATGAAATCTCTCAACGAACTTGAAACCGCTTACAAGGAATTAAAAAAATGAATATAACTGGTATACCTCTTTGTTCGTTCTTAGAAGATTATCTTCAATATACTCAGGGGAATGAAACACCAGAAATAATGCATTTATGGGTAGGATTAACTACACTTGCAGGAGCAGCAGAAAAGCGTTTATGGCTTGATCGAGGTTTCTTTCGTATCTATATGAATCTTTACACCATCTTAGTTGCACCTGCTGGAGTTTGTGCAAAGTCTACCTCGATGGATTTAGGAAGTAAGTTGCTTAAGGAAGCTGGTTACAAGGTGTTGGAAGGATCGGTACTGAAAGAAAAGATAATTCTTGAGATGCAGGATGCTTTAAAAGAAGTACCTGTTGATAAGGATACTATGTTTCCTCATTGTAGTGTTACATTTGTCAGCGACGAGCTAAATGTACTACTTTCGAGCGGAACAGAGATGGTTAAGTTTCTGGTAGATATGTGGGGGAAAGATGATCTTTATACCTACAAGACAAAGAATAGCGGAGTAAACGAGTTATCATATCCTTTCTTTAATTTCGTAGGGGCAGCAGTTCCTCAGTGGTTTGGTCCCTCGCTTGCCTCTGATATGGCTGCTACTGGTTTTCTTGCCCGTTGTGTTTTCGTTTATGAGGAAAAGAAGCGAGGTAAGTTTCCTAATCCAGTAGTTACTGCTGATCAGCAAAGAGCTAGAGAACGTTGCTTACAGCATTTACTTTCGATGGTTAACGGTTTTGGTCCATTAAAAGTTTCGAAGGAATTTGAAAAGATGTTTCAAGACTGGTACATGCAACAGGACGTTCTACCTTCAGAAGATTATCGAATAGCTAGCTATCTGGAGAGAAGAACTAAAGTACATATTTTAAAGGTAGCTAGTTTGTTGGCCCTTGGCGATAGGCGTTATGAACTATTGCCAGTAGACTTTCAGAGAGCTTTAGCTATATTTGCTGCAACAGAGAAAAAACTTCGTACAGCTTTTATAATTGCTGGAGGAAATAGACTGGCCCCTCATATACAGCGTGTAAAAGCTATTATAGATTCTCAGCAGGGAAAGGTTAGAGTAGCCGAGCTTTACAAAGCTATGCACACTGAACTTGATCCTACTGAGTTTAAAACCGTTTTACAGATGTTAATTGAAACAGAGTTTGCCGAAGTAAGACAAGAAGGACCGGCAAAATTACCTTATATCATAAGACTATAGGAGGATAGCATGTCTAAGGAGCGCATAGTAGGTTTTAGAGTATCAGACGTTTTGTATGAAAAGCTACATGAAAAAGCAATGCAGCAACAGACTTCAATCAGTGAAATTCTGCGTGGAATAGTTATGGATAATCTTGATTTGTCTTTCCAGTATTCGCAATGGGAGATACACGCATGGAACCTGTTTAATACTAATGCTGACCAGGTGAAATATGCATTAAGGGCATCTAAGGTGCCAGAACAGTTCTTTTCGTTAATGGCAAAGTGGTCGAAAGACACAAAGATCAGTATTATAGCACATCCACAGCTAGTATTGATAGATTTTAACTATAAGGGTAAGTCATACTTAATACAGGAATCACGCATCCTGCCGAAGATACAAGTGATACAGTCGATTGTGGATCAGTTGCAGGAGCAGATAGCAGCGGAGGTGGAACGTGAAGCGGAGAGTCTATGTAACGGGGCCTTTGGAGGGAATATTTCCTCAGCAGGTGAAAAACAATCGGACGAATCTGGATCTGATTTGCAGGAGAGTTCTAGTAGCGAAGGACATTCCGGTGTGTCCGGCTCTGATGAGTCAGGAGTGGATTAAAGACCCACGTTTGTCGAAGGACATTAACTGGTGGGTTGCTAATGTATTTAGCGAGTTTATGAAAGACTGCGTTATATTTTGTTATATACCTGACTTTGCAGGTGTAACTACGCAGCGAATGGAAGCTGAAAAACAGCTTTGGCGTGATATGGGCAACAGTAAGTTTATTATCGCTGATAGGATAATAGACTATCTTCTCAACTTGGAGAGCCGTTATGACATACGATGACGTTGTAAGACTTTTCAATTCGGATGATAAGTATGTAACTTATCTGGCGAAGCGGTTTTTAGTACCGCTTTCGCTGGATGACATTGCAATATCAGAAGGACTTCCTGCGGGTGCTTTTCATCGGTTGTTTGTTGACTTCCCTGAGTATGAACAAAAGTTTAATAGCAAAGTGATCGAGGAAGATGAAAACGCAAAAGACATGTTTTTACGTCAGGCGTCTTCTAATGCTTTACGAAAACTCGCAGACATTATCGCTGATCCTGAAGAAACGGACAACAAAGACATTATCCAAGCCTGTCGAGCTATCCTCACTTATCGTCCTACGGGTAAAAAACCTGATGTCGAACATCCTCTTGATTCCATTTTTAAAGACCTGGTAAAAGAGGGGGATGGGCAATGACACACAAACACAAAAGAGGGTTCTCGAAGCTTCTAAGCTGCTTTTCCAACGTTACGGAGATGATTTCGTACAATGGGCCTTAGAAACTATTGATTTTTCCGGGCTTAGGTTTAACTTCCTTACTGATCAACAAGTTGAGATCGCTCAATCCCTCCTAGAAACAAAAAATCTTTGTGTATCTGCCGGTGGTGGTATAGGCAAGTCTGCTGAAGCTGCCCTCCTTACAATCTGGTTTCTCTCCTGTCACCCACATGCTAAAGTTATTACGACGGCTCCTACAGGCAAACAGCTTAATGATGTTCTTTGGGGCGAGATAAGTTTCTGGCTCAAGCGTTACAAGTATAAAGATATATTTGAAAGTTATAAAGGAAGATTAGTAATAAAAGGTTTCTCAGAGTGGTATGCAGTAGCCCGCACAGTATCTAAAGATACTCGTCAGCTTAACGATACTCTTGCTGGTTTTCATGCACCATACCTGCTGATTATCGTTGACGAAGCATGTTATGATGAAGAAACTGAAGTTTTAACTTTAGATGGCTGGAAACATTATCATGAAATAAATAATAATGATTTAGTGCTAACTAAAAACATAACTACTCATGCTACTGAATATAAGAAACCAACAGAATTACATATTAGTGATTATGAAGGTGATATGTATGAGTATGAATCTAAAACTTGTTCATTTAAAGTTACGCCTAACCATAATATGCTTTATAGAATACGTAAACCAAGACAAGATGAATATACAGAAATCAGAAGACAAGAGATACAAAAATTTGATATAACAAAGAAAAGTCGTTTTTATATGGATAGAGATGTTTTCTTTGTAGGTAACAAGCAGGATTGGATAGATATTCCTTCACTTGGTAAAGTTCCTACTACTTTATGGGCATCATTTCTTGGTTGGTATTTATCTGAAGGCTATGTCAATGCAGAAAGAAATACAATAGGTATTTCACAAACAGTTGGAGTTAATAGTTTTCACATCAAAGAAATACTAGAAAAACTTAACATAAAGTTTGGTGTTTATGAAAGAAACAATATAGAAGAGTTTTACATAAACTCAACAGTTTTAGCAACATATTTAGCAGAAACTTGTGGTAGTGACTTCAATAATAAGTTCATACCTAATTATCTAAAGAATTGGCATAAAAGTATACAAACTTCATTTTTAGAATCATATTTACGCGGTGATGGCTATTCCCGTAAAAACGGAAGACATGTTATTTATACATCAAGCAAACAAATGGCAGATGATTTACAAGAAGTTGTTATAAAAACAGGCGGTTATGCTTCTATATCTAAACGTAATATAGCAGGAAGAACTACTTGGATAAAAGATCACTTTGCAACATCTAGTGTTGATGGCTTTATAGTATATATTTCAAAGTATGATAATCCACCATTTATATCTGTAAGACAAAATAACATTAATAAAGTCTATTATAGAGGAAAAGTTTGGTGTTTAACTGTTCCTCCCCATCATTCTATGTATATGCGCCGAAAAGGACAATGTTTTTGGGGATCTAATAGTGGTGTCCCAGATCCTGTTTTTACTGCTCTTGACGGTGCTATGACTGATGATCGTGCAATGATCTTGTTAATCTCGAATCCAGTTTCAACCGCTGGTTATTATTATGACACTATCTCAGACCCTGACGGAAAAGGCAAAAACTGGGCTGTTAAATATTTTGATTCACGAAAGTCACCATTAGTTGATAAGAGCTTTGAAGAACGTATTATAGCACGTTACGGCAAAGAATCTCCTATGTATCGTGCTAAGGTTATGGGCCTTCCTATTCAAGCATCTGATGCATTCGTCATAACTCCAGAAGAATACGATAAGCTTGTTAGAACTAATCGTGAGTTTCTGCACGGGCGTCTTATCCTGTCTGTTGACGTTGGAGGTCGTGGAGAAGACCCGTCAATTATTTTGCATCGTAGTGGTAACTCTTTGATCAAATGGGATGAGATTCCTACTAATGATACCGTCTTCTTGGTACAAGAGGTTGAGCGTCTTGCTACACAGGTCTACCACGGACGAGATGTTATAGCTATCGTCGATGCAGTTGGTATAGGAGCAGGAGTTTATGACTCACTTCTTTACAACAGAAAAGTTAACACGCTTGCCTTTATGGGGAGCGAAAAGGCTTTTCATGAGACAATGTACACTAAGAAGCGTGATGAAGGCTACCACAAGTTACACAAACAGATAAAAGATCTTCATTTCCCCGTAGCTCCGCCAGAAGAATTGAAAAAAGAGTTAGTTAATATCGAATTTGACTATGCTTCTGGTCTAATCCAGTTAAAACTTACCAAAAAAGACTTGGTCAAGCGTCTTGGTCACTCACCAAACTTTGCTGATGCGCTTATGATGAGTTGCGCTGTTGATAGCTTTGCTGTACAAAATAAAGGTATGTTTGTGCCAAGGAGCGCATCGGTATCAATGGCAACTATGTTGAGTAAAACACTTAATCCGAGCAAATATGGTAAATATGCAAAATTCTTTTAGCATTATGCAAGTTGCATTTTGCTTATGGAGAAACCAATGTTCGAGAATTTTTTCTCTAAAAAAGTAGATAAGCCAGCAAAGGCTACATTTCCGAGAACAAAACTTGCTTCTCTGCAAGGCTCGCGGCATGTATATGGTTCCCCAGGTATTGATGATGGCATGAAGGGATACCATAACTCTACGCTGGAGCCTTTAACAGAACTTCTTGCTCCAACAGGCTTGCTCATTTATAACAAAATGAGGAAGAACGATCCTATTATCGGTGGGCTGATGTTGTTGCTGTCTACCGTAGTTAGAAGAATGGATTGTTACATCGACGGTCCTAACGCAAAAACCGTTACCGAAATCCTAGATCAGATGAATACACCTTTCACACAGATTCTCGATGAAATATCTAGTGCATTTACCTATGGCTATTATCTAGGAGAAAAAATCTGGCAGATGAAAAGTGGCACAATGTTGCTTACTGACATTGAACCCAGGCTTCAGTCTACAATAGATTCTATTAATGATGACTTTGGTCTTGTTAATCAGATGTCAGCAGGTGGTCCGTATAGTACGCCTTACGAAAAAACTCTTCATGTTGTGCTAATGAGCGAGAATCGTTCTCCATTTGGCATATCTATGCTACGACATCTCTATAAACCATATTATTATAAGATTTCTATTGAGGCCGCGGAAGCTCTTGCCATTGATCGTGACCTGGGTGGATTGCCAGTTCTTAGAGCACCGGAAGGATTCGATTTTACTGCGGCTGATTCTGGTTCGCCTAATTATGATGCTAACGTAGCTGCTACACTAGAATGGGCAATTCAGCTAGTTTCATCTGTTCGACGTGATCAACAGCAGGGTGTAGTTATTCCTGCCGGATGGGA